ATAAGACCAAGACCGTAAAAACCAAAACCCGGTACAAACCTGTAATGAACAAAGTGTCCTATTTTTTCTTTGTTTGGATCATCTTGGTTATAGTTTCTACGAATACTTAGTATCTGTCTAGATTGACTCTCAACAGTAACAATGTATGGAAGAGGAATCTCTTCTCCTTCAATATCAAGATAGCAGTGCTGTTCCAGCAAGACATACTGAGGATCATTATCAGAGGAGGGAGACAACCCAATGATTGTGTCCATCTTCTCTGCAAAGGTTGTAATATTATTAGATGATGGTGTGGGAAGATCAACATCCTGATAAACACCAGCATTAATATCCCGTGCTATTTCAACAGGACTACGATAGATTACATGTGTATAACGATCAGCGTTGGCAAGATCAGTTGCATAGTATGATACATAGAACTGATCAATAGGAATAAACTCAGAGCGAGGACGCTTGGTTGTTGCGTCATAGTACAACTTTTTAAATGCTGATCCAATGATCGGGAGATGGAACAGCATTCTTTCAAACTCATCAAAGTATTCGGGCATCTGCTCCGTTACCTGATAGTTCATAAAGTTCTGAACTCTGTTGGCCTGTAATTCTTTTTCTGCGTTTGACTTGCCAAGTATCTGTGCCTTGACAGGACCGCTTGATGGGAATAGTTCACCGGAAGCTTTGGATTGGAACTTGACTGCTGATTCAATCAGGAGGGGATGTACAGCGGTACATGCACCCTCAAAGGGTTCTGAACCCTGTTCTAATTTAAGACCAAGAAGATCAAAGCCACTCTCAAACATGGACTCCCATTCAGCACGGGAATCTTTATCTGATTGATAGCTTTCAATAACATCATTGGCAATATCATTCAGTTCATCTTCTTCAAGAAGTTCAGACATATCACCGAACCATTCGGCAATATCTTCTGATGCTTCCATCCCCACAACCTCTTCAGAGAAGTCAACAATAACACCACCATCTTCAGGATCAACCTCAAAGGTAGCATTGGACTCTTCTTCCATAGGCATAGCAACAACATCGCCAACCTCTTCTGGCATCATATCGTATGGATTTCTTTCAGTAGCCATTTATTTCCCTATTCAAAATTTGTTCCCTGCATTAATTATAGCACATAATCTGGTAAAGCCCAAATCTTTTATGCAGCTTTAGCTGCCTCTGTTAGACATTCCAGTATGTTGCTCTGCCCTTGCTTACCCTGTCCTCTTCTTCTTCAGGGTCTTCGGGATGCGAGAGGTGCCATGATTCCTTCATGTAGTGTACTGCCATTGTCAGGGCATCCACTTGGTCATCATGAGCTGCATTGGGAAACCGTATAAGTTCTTCAATGAGATCATCTGCCCACTTCTTACTCTTGGGTATCCACAGGCGACCTGCTTCCATGATGGGGCTGGCTGCGTAAACTCTGGATACCTTATCCCTGTCAGGATTATATTCCATTACCGGGAGTCCTGCCCGTCGCATATCTTGTATAAGCGATTGACCGGATGCCTTCTTCTCCACCATGCAGACATCAGGTCTATGTTCATTGTATAGTTTCTGCGCCAGCCGTCGAAGTTCTGGATATTCAAAGCGGCCCTTGATGTTACCAAGAAGTATCAGGTGGGCTGCAAAGTCCTCCCTGCCGTTCTCATCTTGGTCATACATGTAGAATATACCCCATGTTTGTATGACACTGTAGTCAGCGGTGGTACTGGTGGAGAAGGCAGTATCAAGAGTTTGTATTACAAATTCACAGTTGGGTGGGTCTTCCTGATCCCAATCCTGTATCCACCTTTTCTTTATAAGACCACCCTCTTCAGGTGTGGGGTCTTGCATGTAAAGAGAGTTCCAGTACCGGCTTCCATTACTTGCCTTGATCTCACTCTCGTCCATCCTGAGTATTCTGTCAGATTTCCATTCAGGAAAATAGCTACCCCCTACTGGGAGATCAAGCAGTTCTGCTGCATCTTCATCTAACCATGCAGGTATCTTCACCACCTCCCATGGTATAGTTTCATAGTCGGACATATTCTCCTGCTGCTTCAGTAGCCAGCCGCAGAGATCATCATAGTGATACCTTGTATTGATTATAACAATGGCACCGTCTGGCATGATACGTGTTCTGAGTCCCGCAGGATACCACTCTTTAATGAACCTTCTACCTGCACTGGAGATCGCATCTTCTTCAGACATAGCATCATCAAGTATAGCTACATGTGCGCCACGTCCAGCAATCTGTGATCTGACACCGGCAGCATAGTATGTACCATTATGGTTTGTCTTCCACTTACCAGCAGCCCTGACATCACTTCTAAGGGAGACACCCCTGAATACTTTCTGGTATTCCTCAGTGTTTACTATGTCCCTGACTGATCTGCCAAAGTCACTTGCCAGTTGATCACTATGCGATATACTTAGTATCTCATGTTCAGGGTTCCTGCCCAGATACCATGCAGGAAACAACTTGGAACATACAACAGACTTTGATGAACGTGGTGGAAGAAAGACCATCAGTCTTTTTATTTGACCATCCTGTACCTGTTGTAGCTTATCTGAGATAACTTCAATGTGACGACCCATCCTGAAGTCAGACACAATCGAAGGTGCCATCAGTCTTACAAAAGACAAGAAGTCCTCATTACATTGAGTATCAACATTCTGCTTTAACAAAGCTTCAAGGTTGACATACTGTTCTATATAGTTACTATCTAAATACTCCATAGTACTATTATACACTATACTATAGAGATATACAATAGAGATACTAATAAAATAATAAAATAATACTAATAAAGAACTAATTAGTACCGCTTTGTTGTAAATATGTCACAGTATGGATACCTTATTTTTATTTTGATGAGTAGTCCGTAGATTTTTGTCTGTATATGAGAGTGGTTGTTTATATATATATATACATGTGCAGGTTTTTTTTCCCACCCCCCCGCATAGCAGCTATGCTGCCAACAAAGACTTTGCTATGGGAACCCAATTATCTCTCCGTAGTAGGAACAGAATGTTACTACGGAGGAGAGTAATTGGTAGTAGCCTTGACAAATTCATCCAGAGGATGTCTTGTAGTCAGCTTCTACTACTTCGTAGTAATTCCAGAAAACTAGCTAACCCCTTGTAAAAGCGTAGCTTTTAGTTGCTATGCAACCAATGCAGGTCTGCCATGCCTACGATGAATCACAATAGTGATTGACGAGGGTTGACAAACCAAATGACGATAAGCTAGATTAACCTAATTAAACCTCTATAGTAGAGTATCTTACGATACTATAGAGGGTTAATTAGATATTATAACCCAACCAACCAACCAACCTAATCGGAGATTACCATGTCGAACATTTCATTCCTGCAATCGGAGATTGACCAGCACCTTGACGGAGCTTTCCAAGTTCACACCTCTGTGAATGGCGGAGCCATTGACCTGCATGACCAACATGGTTGGTGGATTGCCACACTGGACGAAGACGAAGCTACGCTGGATACCATCAGCAGCTTCTAATCGACACACCTAATTAGCCCTTCATAGTAGAGTATCTTACGATACTATGAAGGGTTAATTAGTTTTGATTAATCGGAGATTAAAGTGAATCGTTTTTATGAAGGTTACATGGCTGCTAGTTTAGAATTAAACGAAGCAAGTCTTGATTTTCCAGATAAAGTTAGTCAAATAAAATGGCTTAAACGATCTATAAAAACTTTTACTAATGACCCTCCAAATAATTCTTTTGGAGAGGGATTTCTTCAATTACTTATTGAAGAATTTGAAATGGCAGGAGAATAAAATATGTTACGTTTTATGCTTGACAAGTATAACTTGTATGAGTTGCAGAACCATCCTGTAAATCAGGATCAGGACCATCTGACAATATGTGGTTTCTTCCAAGAGGAAGAGCAATTCCAGATTCATGCAAGCAAGCTCAAAGATCGCATCTTCAGACAGAGAAACGAAGAGGCGGAGCCTTATGAGGACGAGGATTATTATGTTTGAGAAAATTAGAAATACAGCTTTGCTGTTAATGTTTCCGGCAGTCCTTGTCGGGATGTATGGGTTTTGCTTTAGAGGTTGGGACACTTTCCCAATCCTCTTTGCATTGCCATTCGCATTCATAGCATTATGTGCATTCCTGACAGAGGGATGCGACTAACCTAATAGATACTTTACAGTAGAGTTCTTACGATACTGTAAAGGATCAATTAGATACAGTAGAAACCGCCAACTGATTGGAGATATATCATGGCAACAATGGAAACCTTCGTAGCTGACAAGTGGGTAGCACTTGATAAAGGCAAAGACTTGTTCAGCAAAGCTGCCGACTCCGGCATTCCTATCAGGGTTGTACACCCTAACGGGAACTTCAAAGTCATCCGCAACGGTGACAAGCTGCCCGAAGCCGAAGCAACTACCAGCACTAAGCCAAAGGCTGTAGAAGAAAAGCTGGAAGCTGCTCACAAACGGTCTAATAATATCATAGCCAAAGCTATGAAAGAGGATGCCGCTGAATTTGTCGATATGACAATGGCGTAAGCGAAGCTTTACTAAGCCGAACGAGTATAAACGTGGTTAGGCCAACAAACGGCTCTAAATTTAAGACGTTGGCAGGTTCGCAAGGCACCTTCATTAGAAGCCTTGCATTATTCCTAACTCAATAGAAAGATATATACTATGACAACTCCTGCAATTCAGTACACCGAACGCCGTGGTAAGTATAACCTCTATGCCGATCCCAAGCTTGAAAAACTTATTGAAGAAAATGTTACCATCGGTAACTGGGGTAAGTTTGACAAGGCCGTAGCAAAGCTGGCACGGCATCGCAAGTCGGTAGACGGTGGCCGGATGCGTGACCATCAGCGTGTCATTGCACGGCAGCTTATCAAGGTGCTAAAATCTGGAGAAAATACCTCAAGGGCCATAGCACAACTGGTATCCGAAGCGGCTTAGTTTATACAGAGATGGGAATGTCAGAGGTTCCCATCTTATGTGCAAACTATGGTAAAAATCTATGACTATCAACTATGTTGAGGAACTGACCGTCGAACAACGTAACGAACTCAATGGACGGATTGCGGAAGGCATTAAAAATAAAGATGCCTTTACTACCGCCGCCGATGTGTGTTACTTTGAAACTGAGGATTTTTTGGAGGAAATAAATGTTTCACATTACGCCTAAATCAAAGAACGTCAAAGTGGGAAAGATGGCAGTCACTACTAGCACTGCGACAACGTGTCCCACTTCGTGTCCCTTCAAATCGAATGGCTGCTATGCAGATAGTGGACCCCTGAAACTACATTGGGACAAAGTTACACGCAAAGAGCGTGGTGACGATTGGTCTACGTTCATTGACAAGATCAAAGAACTGCCCACTGGTAGCAAGTGGCGTCACAATCAAGCTGGCGACTTGCCCGGTGACATGGAAAAGTTGGACGCTGAGAAGTGTATTCAGCTTGCCAAAGCTAATAAGGGCAAGCGTGGGTTTACATACACACACTATGACGTACTGGACAACTTCCAGAATGCCATAACTGTCAATATTATGAACCACTTAGGCTTCACTGTTAATGTATCGGCAAACAATCTTGAACACGCTGACAAGCTATGCGATCTTAACATAGCTCCTGTTGCAACTGTGTTGCCGATTGATCAGACAACAAACACTGTTACACCTAAAGGTAGAAAGGTTGTGGTATGTCCTGCTACATACAAAGATGACGTATCATGTGCATCATGTATGCTATGTGAGAAGTGGGATAGGAATGTAGTGGTAGGTTTTCCTGCACATGGTACAAGTAAGAAGAAAGCATCAGCGATTGCAGCTTAACTTAATAGGTGTTATGTAGTAGAGTATCTTAACGATACTACATAACGCCTATTAATTATACCATTACTAAGACGTTTTTTGGAGATTGAAATGAGTAACCCACACGAAGAAGTAAATTACTGGCAAGCTGATCAGATTGCCGAATGTCTGTCCGTATCGGAAAATACATATGGAGAATTGTGGAATAAATGTGTACCACTGTATGACGGTAAATATAGAGGCGAAGTACCGGGTGAAGTCTGCTACGACTTAGTTAGTACTGGCGGATGGGATTTGTTAAGTGATGAGGCTAAAGCTGACGTTAATAATGCAATATCTGCTTGGGAATGTAAAGATGATTAACAGTCAAGTATTCGTCGTAGTAGAAAAGTATTACGATGGCTGTAATGGCTGGGAGACTGCGGTAAAGGCCTTTGCAGACAAAGACGATGCAGAGTATCACGCTCTTGAACTGCAAGAGGCGTTTGATGCGACCATTCCGCATCTTCCCAAGAACTTTAATGGTTTCTGGGGAGAAGAGCGCAGTTGGGAAGTTAAGAAGCTGAACGTTTATTAATTATATCCATTACTAAGACGTTTTTTGGAGATTGACATGAAGAAAGTTATCCACATAAACCAACACGTTATCAAGAGTAACGCCAAGAGTGGCGAACGTGAGCCAGTGATAACCGTGAAGACATACAAAGATAATAACTATGCTCACGAAGTTTATGTTGACGGACCATGTAAAATAGTATACAGTCCTGACAAGCCACTGAGTTGTGGTGCTAAAGTATGGATCGAAACCGAAGCAGAGGTGACAATAAATGAGTAACCATGAAAACGAAATGCTCAAAGAAAATATCTTTGACTTATGGGTGGAGTATCTGGAGTTGGATGGGTGGCCTAAAGGCTGCAATGAAACCTACTCGGAAGCTGCACGTAGAACTGAATCAGAATGGCTGGAGATGAGCTAATGAAACTATTTAAAATATATCAGAATATTAACACAGGCTATGACACCTTCGACAGTGCTGTAGTGGTTGCTAATAGTGCAGAAGAAGCACAGAAGATACATCCTTCCCATCCATTTTGTGATGGATCGATTAACTTTAAGATGTATGACAACTGGGTATCACGCCCCGATCTTGTATCGATAATATATCTAGGTGAAGTCGTAGGCGAACCTGACGATGACATCTTCCCCGGTGCTATAATTTGTGCATCATACAACGCAGGATAAAGGACAAATAAAATGAACGGACTCAGAATACATAGCGTAGACAACATCAAAGTGAAACGTGAAGACTACGAAAGCTTCACAACCATAACGGTAACTGTCACTGATAAAACTGACCAAGACTTTGAGCTAACTTTATTCACAGACAAAGGCTTTGTCCCTGACATGGAGGTGCAAGATGGAGACAGTTGATTTCGTAGAAGTAGAACTTGGTGGTGATAACTGGAAGATTACATGGGACGTAAGCCGTCGCAAAAAGATCAAGACTACAGGCGAGAAGTCTGGTCTAAAGTACACCATCTATTCTCTTACTGACTTGACACCAGCACAGGCTTATGATATAGCTATGGTGCAACTTGAATGGCTGAAGAAGGAGCAAAGCTATGTTATCTAAAAAAGATTGGGACGAACTTCAACAACTGTCTTACAGTGTAATGCCAAAGTGGTGGTATAATAAAGAGGATTGTGAGAAACAATATCAAGCTTACGTTGAGGGGTGTAAGCAGTTTAAATTAAAACAAAACATAGAAGTAAGCTGGGGTGATCCCACAGTAGACATGGAGTGAGTATGCCAGAGAAAGAAAAGCCGCCTAAACCTAATACGCCAGAGCATTATAAGTGGATACAAGAAACTTATTTCGGCGGTAAGCCACCACCAAAACCAAAGGATAAAGATAATGAATGCATTACATGACGTACTAGAGGAGCTATCACATGAACATGAAAGTATTTAAACAAGTTTATAATGAACTTAGTTTACTACAAGAAGAAGATGCTGACGATCTAAACATTGCAGAGGAATCTCTGATGGCAGCCATGACATTTACCATGACCAACGCACCATCTGTATTGAATGGATTATGCTTGATATCTAATACGTTTAATGGTATACTAGCTGAGTACACATTAAAAGATATACAACTTAGAGGAGAATGACATGAATATTCCTGAGTTTAAAGACATCGAAGATGTTGAAAAGTTTCTGCGTTATGGTGGCGATGAGTGGTGTCGCCCAATGGTAGAAGAATATATGGAGCTAATTGCATACGATTCAAAGCCAGAAGATATTAATATTCAAGAACTAAATGGATGGATTGAACACGAAATGCGTTCCCTTTCAGACGGTTACGAAAGCTGGAACGATGACACCGCTTGAAGCCATAGAAGAAACTCTTGAAGTACTAAGCCAGCTTCAGTTAAATGGCTCAGTAAAACTGGAAGACAGTGACAAGATGTCACAATGCATTCAGCAACTACACTCAATACGTTTCAACCTAAAGATGAAAGAGAACCAAAATGTTTAACCATGATGTACTTAACTTTAATGTCGAAAAGTTTTCTCTTGGTGCGTTCAACCCTAACTTTGGTGGGGTTGATGGGGGAGAGATTCATCCGTCATTGGGCGTAGGTCTGCGTCGAACTGATAGCGGAGAACCTATTGCGATTGTGTCTGAGGCATACGAGCCAGTACAGTATCTTGATCTTGTAGAAAATCTTGAACAGTCTATTGCTATGTCAGGTATTGATCTTGATGGTGCTGAGTTTGAAACCAATGTGATTGGTCATGGCGAACAGCTAGAACTTACTGCTAAGTTCAACGCTGAAGCTACTACTATTGATGGAAGGAATGACTTGGTTACACCTCAGTTCAAGTTCCGTACCAGCCACAACAGAACATGGGCTAACAATGGGATGATGGGTTACTTCCGATCAGCCTGTTATAATACTCTTGTTGATGGTAACAAGCTGGCCTATGTGTATGGTCGCCACTCAAAGAACTTCTCTGTCACCAGCTTTGCCAGTAAGATCAGGGCTGCATCTGACTTCATTGCCAACGATGGTATGGATCAGATGAAAGTGTGGTATAATACAACGATTGATCGTGACACTGCGATCTCACTGTTCAGTAATACACTTGCAAAGCGTATGGACAACGTGACCAAAGCACAGGTTCCTAACAAGGTGATGCTATCCAACCTGATGAAAACCTTTGACGAAGAGAACCGTCACATCATTGGCCGTGGTCACTACGAAGGCTATAGTCAGCAGACTAAAGGCACACTATGGACTGCGTATCAGGCAGCTACAGCATGGTCTACCCATGTACCTAAAGCTAACACCCGTGTACTGCGTGAAGATAAGGTACGTAAGATGTTGGCATCACCGCACTGGAAAGAATTGGAGACAGTATAATGTATAAGTGGAATTACAACGAAGAAATAACCGCAGAAGAATTTATAAAAAGATTAATCCCTCTAGTCTGTGATCCTGTAGAAACTATGCAGGACTGTGACGGTGATCTTCTTATGTCTGAATTTTCTAAACTTTTAGACGCTTCACGACAACTACAATACGCCAAGAGGCAGGACGCTGTTAGAGAGGATTTATAAAGCAATGGCAAAGAAGGCTGATGGTAAGTACGACCCGACACAACATCGGATCAAGAAACGTACATCAATCGGGGCGGGAACTCTTTCCCGTCCCACCAATAAACATAAGAGACGTAGTTTTAAAAAGTATAGAGGGCAGGGTCGATGAGTTATATAATAACACAAGCTCAAGAAGATACAGTTAAGGATGTAGATGACATTGACTTAATGATAAACGAAGATGAAGAAGAAGTGTATACTTTTCCTTCATATGAAGATGCCGCTGCATATCTTATGTGTCATGGTATAAAGGAATTGTCTGGTGGATTTCCTTTTAATATAAAGATTGAAAGATTGCAATGAACTACTTAAAGATTATTATATTTAACTTTATATTCTTTATTATCCTTTCTGTCTTTGCATCTCAGGTAAGGGCAGACAACCTTTCATGTCTAGCAGAGGCAGTATACTTTGAAGCACGTTCAGAATCTTTTGTTGCACAATTAGCTGTAGCAAATGTGATACTGCAACGAGTACAATCAGAACATTATCCAGATAATATCTGTGATGTTGTCCGTCAGGGCAGAACATGGAAGGGTAAGCCCGTCAGAAACAAGTGTCACTTTTCATATTGGTGTGATGGTAAGCCAGAAACTATTGCAAATGTAGATGCTTATAATGAAGCAGTCAGCGCAGCAGAGCTTGCTCTACAGGGTGTTGTGTTGATCCATACTGAGGGGGCAACTCATTACCATGCCTCTTATGTCACACCTTACTGGGCATTAGATGAACGCTTCTCTCTTGTGGGACAAATAGATAAGCACGTATTTTATATTGACAACAGCCGGTGACAGGAGTATACTATGCCAAAAGACAGTAACTTGAAGTCCGCTAATAGTATATTAAATACTAATGTTAAGATATTAAAAGCTAGAATAAAAGAACAGGCAAAATTAATAGATGACCTAAGAAAAGAACTAGCAAAAGAAAAACAAACAAACGCTAATACTGGGTGGGTAGAATACGATGACAAAAATATACGATCTTGATTGGCACCGTTTAGAAAAAGAAAATACTTTAAGAAAATCTTTAGGATACGGCGAAGAGTTGTGGTTGTTGATGAAGAAGTCAGGCTATGATGTCACAAGTCAACAAGATAGAGAAGAGTTTTTCAAAGACTTAGAGGATTTAGATTAACATGGCTAAGAATTTATGGCAGAAAGAACGCAGTGGTTTAATGCGTGATCTGATCAGAGAATATGTTGATGAAGGTTATGTCTACAAAGAAGCTAAGAAGTTAGCAAAAAAAGAAGCAGATAATATTATGGAAGATAAAGTTTCTTTTGTGCATGAACTGTGGGAGGATACCTTTGATGACTGTTGAATTGATTGATCACATGGGCAGCGATCTCAGCGTTGTTAATGCAGCACGGGTTAGCTTTGATAAAGAATCATCTTGGGAAACAATACCTTTTGCTGGTCCGACTGAGGGAGTGCTTCAAGATAAAGATATTAAACTAATAAAGTATCTTGCCAAGCACAATCACTGGACACCGTTTGGTCATGGTTCTGCACAGTTCAGGATCAAAGCACCTATCTTTGTAGCACGTCAGCTTATGAAGCATCAGGTTGGTCTGGTCTGGAATGAGGTCAGCCGTAGGTATATCAAAACTGAGCCAGAGTTTTGGTCACCTGATTACTGGAGACAGAGTGCAGAGAACGTAAAGCAGGGATCATCAGAAGATGCAACACCATCACAGAACATAGTAGATCATATGTATATAGACGCAACACGCCACTGTCTTGATGCATATAAAGCTATGTTAGGCATAGGTGTGTGTCCTGAACAAGCACGAACTGTGCTGCCACAAAGCATGTTGACAGAGTGGTACTGGTCTGGTACACTGATGGCCTTCGCAAGAATATACAAACTACGGTGCAGCAAAGACGCACAGCTTGAAACCAGTAGCGTAGTTAAACCAATCGGAGATCATATGGAAAAGTTATTTCCTGAATCATGGAGTGCGTTATGTGGAAGTTAGTATTAAGAAAGGAGTGGGGAGATGTGGAGATTAAATCTTTCACTACTAAAAAAGAAGCAGAAGAAGAACTCCAAAACCGTGAACAACTCACTCAACATGTTACCGGATTACCTACAGAAAGAGTTTATGAAATCAAGAAGGGATAGAGCTATGGAAGTTCTTGTTGAAGTATACAAGCCAAAAGAAAGAGGACATGTACAAACATGCTTTAAAGCACCGTGGCGTAAGATGGAGATGGTTGATAAGATAGAGACACTGGTATCAATAGAAAAGGATATAGCTGCACACCGACAAGAGTTATGTAAAGAACTGATGGAGAACAGTAAAGGTAAATGGTAAACTTAATTGAGTCTTAGTAGTAGAGTTTCTACGAAACTACTAAGGCTCAATTAATATGGAGAAGTTTATGGAACTTAAAACACACCAACCCTGTCCCGACTGTGGTTCGTCAGACGCACTGGCATACTACGAGTGGGGAACTAAATGTTTTAGCTGCGACGAATCCAAGCCCTATAGAAATGGAGAACAGATGCCAACCCAACCAACTCAGGTTATCAAAATGCAGAATGAAAATCCCTCATCCTTTACCTTCTCAGCTATTGCTGACAGAAAGATTACTCTTGATACCTGTAAGAAGTATGGCGTCACTGTAAGTAAGAGTGGCACCATTGTAGATAAACATATGTACAAATACTATGACAAGAATGGCAACCATCTTGCATCAAAGTTCCGGCGTACCAGTGACAAACAGTTCTGGTCTGAGGGTAATCTTTCTGAGTGTGGTTTGTTTGGTCAGAATATCTTTGGTCAGACAGGTAAGTTTGTCACGGTGTGCGAGGGTGAGATAGATGCCATGAGTGCCTATGAACTGATGGGATCGAAGTGGCCCTCAGTGTCTATTAAGAACGGCGCACAGTCTGCCGTGAAGAACTGTCAGCAGTCACTTGAATACCTTAACAAGTTCGATACTATTGTTCTCTGCTTTGACAATGATAAGCAGGGCAAGGAGGCAGCACAGGCTGTTGCTAAACTGTTTGAGCCTAACAAGTGTAAGATCATGGACCTTGAACTCAAGGATGCCAATGAGTATCTGAAGACAGGTCAACGTGAGAAGTTTACTCAGGCATGGTGGAGCGCACGTACCTTTACACCGGCAGGTATTATCAACCTTGCTGACCTTGGCCGTAGCCTGTACGATGAGACACACAACGAGACTTGTCCCTACCCGTGGTCCGGTATGAACGACAAGACCTATGGCATCAGGACAGGAGAGCTTGTGACGTTCACCTCTGGTGCAGGTATGGGTAAGTCCAGCATCATGCGTGAGCTTATGTATCATATCATGCAGAATACCAAAGATAATATTGGTGTGCTTGCTATGGAAGAGAACATAAAGCAGACGGCATTCAACCTTATGAGTGTGGAAGCTAACGCTAGACTGTACATCAAAGAGATACGTGACCAGTACACGCAGGAACAGTTGGACGATTGGCAAGCCAAGACGATTGACTCTGGTAGGTTCTTTGCCTTTGATCATTTTGGCAGCATGGAGAACGACGAGATACTTGGACGTGTCAGGTACATGGCAAAGGCTCTTGACTGCAAGTGGGTCTTCCTTGATCACCTGTCTATCCTTGTGTCTGGACAGGAGGACAACGGCGATGAGCGTAAGTCTATCGACATCCTGATGACCAAGCTTCGTTCTCTTGTTGAAGAGACAGGCATTGCCCTGCTACTGGTCAGCCACCTACGTCGCCCATCAGGTGACAATGGGCATGAGAATGGCCGTGAGGTTACCCTGTCACACCTACGTGGCTCTGCTTCTATTGCCCACCTATCTGATGCAGTGATTGCACTGGAGCGTAACCAACAGGCAGACGATCCTATCGAAGCTAACACTACCTCTATCCGTGTCCTGAAGAACAGGTACACAGGTGACACTGGTATAGCTTGTCATCTTCACTATGATGGTGAGACAGGACGCATGACACAGATCGACAACCCCTTTGTGGAGGATGACAATGAGTGAGGTTAGAAAGAAGTTTGATCGCAATCTATATGAGAAAGCTGACAGAGAAGCTAAAGAAGCTATGGTTTCTTGGTTAAAAAATAAAGATCATACTAATATAGATACTAATGAGACAACTTATTTTGATATAGTTTCAACAGTAGGTCCAGACCTTCCAAGACATCTCTATGAAGTGGAGGTGAAGTATTCTTGGAAGGGTAACGAGTGGCCCGACAGTTGGAAAGAGTTACGTATACCACATCGTAAGCAAAGGCTTCTTGACAAATGGAAGAAGGAATGTTACAATGACCTACTTACTTTTGTAGTCTTCAACCATGACTGCACTATGGCATGGCACGTAGATGGTAACACATTGTTAGAGTGTGAAGTCAAAGAAGCCTCTAACTATAAGATAAGAAAGGGAGAAAAATTCTTTCACATTCCCGTAGAAGACGCATACTTAGTGGACATGACAAATGAGAGCAGTAGTTGATATAGAAACAGATGCTATCAATGCAACCAAGATACATTGTATCGTAGCAAGGAGCAAAGAAACAGGACAGACACGGCACTGGATAGGAGATGAATGCCGTGACTTCAGGGAGTGGTCGAAGAAAATAGATACCTTTATTATGCACAACGGTATCAGCTTCGACGCTCCCTTACTTAATAAGTTTACTGGTTCTGATATTAAGATAGATCAGATTGATGATACACTTATTAAGTCACAGTTATATAATCCTATACGTGATGGTGGTCACTCCCTTGAGTCATGGGGTAACTTCTTCAACCACAAGAAGGGTGACTACCATGACTTCTCCCACTTCAATCAAGATATGTTGAAGTACTGCTACACCGACACGGCTGTAACAATGGAGACGTATGACTACCTACAGGAAGAAGGTAAGAAGTTCTCTGATGAATCATATGATCTGGAACGGAAGGTTCGTGGCATCGTAGACAAACAACAGAGAAACGGCTTTGCCTTTGACCTGATGAAGGGCATGACACTGGAAGCTAAACTTATGGATGAGTTGCACTCTCTTGAAGAGAAGGCTCACGATATGTTTCCACCTACCATTGTAGAGTTAAAGACAAAGACAAAAGAAATACCTTTTAATATAGCAAGTCGTAAGCAGATTGCTGAACGTCTGATGAAGAAAGGGTGGAAGCCTACAAAGAAAACAGACAAAGGCAATGTGATTGTCAATGAGGCAGTGCTGGATACGATTGATATGCCAGAGGCTAAGATGTTCTCTCGTTACTTCCTGCTACAGAAACGTACCGGCCTACTGAAGGCGTGGATACAGGCATGTAGCGAACAGGAACGAGTACATGGCAGGGTGCTTACCCTCAAGACTATCACAGGCAGGATGGCACATCATAGCCCTAACATGGCACAGGTTCCGGCAGTGTACAGTCCATATGGTAAAGAGTGCAGAGAACTCTGGACAGTATCTAATCCAGAGACGCATCAGCTAGTCGGTACTGATGCCAGTGGCCTTGAGCTTAGATGCCTTGCTCATTACATGAACGATGCTAAGTTTACTAATGAGGTACTGACAGGTGATGTACATACAGCTAACATGAAGGCAGCAGGTTTAAGTAATCGTGACCAAGCTAAGACATTTATCTATGCATTTTTGTATGGTGCTGGTCCTGCTAAGATTGGTAGTGTAGTTGGTGGTAACTCTTCTGATGGACAGAAACTTATCGGAAAGTTCCTGAAGAATATGCCAGCACTTAACAAGCTACGTAAAGATATAGGTGCAGTAGCTTCAAAAGGTTTGATACGTGGTCTTGATGGACGTATGCTACACATCAGGCATGAACATGCTGCACTTAACACTCTACTTCAAGGTGCCGGTGCAGTGGTGTGTAAGCGTTGGCTTGTTGAGATGGACAGAATGATCTGGGAGCATGGCCTTGATGCCAAGCTTGTTGCCTCAGTACACGATGAGTATCAGTTTGAGGTAGCCAAGCCAGACATAGAAAGCTTTACCAAGATAACAAAGGAGGCTATGTATACGACACAGGAAATACTAAACTTTAAATGTGACCTTGACTCAGACTTCAAGGTTGGAAATAATTGGGCAGAGACACATTAATATGTTGACATCCCAATAGACGATGTGCTATAATGCACTCGTTGTTTAGTTAGTAGTAGACAACTCAACGGGGAATGATCCCCATCATGGCTGCAATAGCGCAGCGTTTTAAAGGAGACTATTTATGAACGATCCGATTTACATTTCTGGTAAGTGCCACTATGCTTCTATCACTGAGCCGAACGTCAAGTTCGATCCGGTGTGGAGCATTCAGGTTGAGGTTAACGATGACAACCGTGCAACCATCGAAGCTGCTAATCTTCCTATCGCTAACAAGGGAGATGAACGTGGTGACTTTGTTACTATTAAGCGTAAGGTTATGCGTAAGGATGGGACTGAGCGTCAGGCACCCATCGTCAAAGACTCACAGAATAACCTGTGGGATGGAAAGAAAATTGCTAATGGTAGCGTAGTAAATGTAAAAGCAATTCCTTATGATTGGAATTATGCTGGCAAGTCAGGAGTATCATCTGACCTTGCAGCCGTACAGGTTGTGGACTTCATTGAGTATAAAGATGGTAATGAAGACTTCGCCCCTGTTGACGGTGGCTATGTACAAGAAGCTGTATCGGAAGCAGTACCTTTCTAATATAACATAAGGAGGCATGGGGGAGTGTTGCAGTAGTGGTCAGCACTCCCCTTCTTATATAATGAAAACAATAGAAACTCTTGTAGAAGATATCTATGATCTATTTAATCTAACACCTATTGATATGGATGAAGCAGAGGTAGATAAACATATTGATACCTTTGGAGAGATGCTGAAGGTACACCTTAAAAGTTTTCTCTATGAAGTGCCAAGAGATCGTGGCAACCTACGCCTGTCTGCTATTGGTAAGCCTGACAGGAAGCTTTGGTACGATGTTAACAAGAAGCTAACACCGGAGACACTGCCACCATCTACAAGGATTAAGTTTCTTTATGGATATATTCTGGAGGAGCTTCTGTTGTTCTGTGCTACAGTCGCAGGACATGATGTTAAAGATCAACAGAAAGAGGTTACGCTTGAGGGCGTGGTAGGACATCAGGATTCTATTATCGATGGTGTACTTGTTGATGTTAAG